GAACCTGCTTGGTCAGCGCGTTACCGCCCGGGATGTTCAACACGGCGGCAGTGATGCCACCTGCGGTCAGGAAGGCCTTGTTGGCCTTGTCTGCGGCCTGCAGGTCGGCCTCTTCCTTGGTCATCGTGCCGGTCTTGACGTAGTTCTCCAAGAGCTTGCGCTCGCGAGCGTATGCGTCGTTGTAGGAGGCACCAGCAGACTCGGCCACGTTGAGCACCATGTCCACGCTGACACCCAACTTGGCGGCGATTGCAGGGGCCGCTTGGAGCACCTTGGCGGCGTACTTGGCACCCATGCCTGTACCCATGGTGCCCAGCGTCTGGATGATCTCCGAGGTGATGTTAAAGCCCGTCATGAGAGGCTTATCCACCACTGAGTTGGCGATGTACTTGACGGTGTCCTGAATGCCCTTGACCTCTTTCAGTCCATCCCAGAACGCCTGAGACTCAGCCTTGATTTCGGCGGGCTTGATGCTTTCAGCGTAGTCAGTCAACTGCTTAACCTGTCTGGAGGCCTCGCCGTTGCGATCCATCAGGCCGAGGAACTTGGCCGCGCCAGCGAAGGCATCAGTCAATTGAGCACCGGCATCGACAAACAAGGCTTTGGCCACATTCAGCGCGGTGGTCTCTGGGGCGGTTTTGATCGAGCCGCTGATCACGTTGCCGTACCGGTCGAACTTGCGGTCGTCGATCACCACATCGCCGGTCTTGTTGTCGATGTAGATGTTCTCAGCGCCAGCCGGACGGCCAGTGGCAGATCCACGGCCTGCGCCAGCCTCACCATAGGCGGGCATCATGTTGATGCGGGCTTGTGCGGCGGCGGCTTCGCGCTCTGTGCGGTTGGCGTACTCTTCCTTGTTTTCGGTCGTGTACTTCTTGCCATTCCACTCAAAAGTGGCGTTGGGGCCGTAGGCCGCACGAGCGGCGGAGTAGGCTTGGCCAAACGAGATTTTTTCTTGTTGGCTTGCGTTCGGGAACACATAGTCCGCAGGCAGATCGAGACCATTGACAGCCGCATCCTGAGCGGCGGTCACAACATTGTCTGCATCCTTGATGCGATTGATCTCTTCCGTCGTCGGGTTGCGCAGTGTGATCGCCCGGAACTCGTCCTCGATGCGATCAATCGCGATGTCCTGCAGTTTCTGTGTGTCGACAGTGTTGAAGTCCTTGCCGACGAACTGCTTGGCCTGCTCATCGGTTAGGTCGTAGCCATAGTCACGCTTGAACAACTGCTTGATGTCGCTATCGGACATGAGTCGACCGGCGGACGAGTTGTACATCACCGTGTTGCCACTGTTGTCGGTGAAGTTCAAATCCTTTTGGTCGATGCCGCCAGCGTTTGTGAACAACTGCTGACCGTTTTGATAGAACTTGCCATCCTTCAACGTCATGTTGTTGGACAGGTTGTACGATCCATCATCATTGACGCCAGTCACTTTGATTGCACCAGTGTTCAGCGCATCAATTGCAACATCCCTTGCCGAAATCTCGGCAACCATCTTGTTGTAATTTTCTGCGGTGCGGTTGGCCACGTCCTCTTTGCTTGAAAGGGTGTCGTATGCCTTTTGATAGGCGTCAGCGGCATCCTTGAGCTTCTGAGCGGCGTTGGAGCCATTGGGTGTCTCGAGGTCTGTTTTGAGTGTTGCGAGACTTTCAGCCTTCTTTTCGATGGCCGTCTTCATTTCACCAACTTTATCGACTACCGATTTGTTGGCTTCATAGTAATTCTTAGCCTCTGTGCCGTACTCATTCGCTTTGGTGGTTGCGGCTTTTGCAATGTCGACATCACGCTTTGCGGCCTGATAGAACGAGTCTTTAGAAGGGCCTGCTTGCCATTGGAATGTGGGGTTGCCTTCTGAATCACGAATCGATCCATCAGGAACTAGAGCGTTGTAGTAACCACCACTCTCCCAGTCATATCGTTGCTCGTACTTTGCACCAACGAGCTTGGCGTAATAGCCCGCAGAGTATTCGTCACCACCAACCATCTGGTAGCCATCATTACGCATCTTTGTGTCGTAATTGTTGTAGGCCCACTTGTTGTCCTCGAGGCTCTTAACTGCCGCCTCGCGAATATCCATCTGCTCTTGCTGTTTTGCGCTGAGATCATCGAGCTTTTCTTTGACGGGATTGAACGTCTCGTCAATGTATTTATCGAACGCCTTCACATCGGTGTCGAGTGACGATGCTTCGGTGTTGTATTTTTTTGCCTTAGTGTCAAATTCAGCTTTGGCTCTGACGTAGTCATCCTGCGCCGTAATGGCCTTGTCCTTCGCACCAGTGAACTCGTCGTAAGCGCTTTGAGCGGTCTTGTAGATCTCAGAAGCGCCCAGCTTCAGGGTGGCATAGGCAATGTAGTTTCCGACAGCCTGAGCGGGATCACCCTTGCCGCTGGCCAAGGTGTTTAGAGCGGTGCTCGATGCACCCTTCATCAGGTCAAGAGTGGTCTTGCTGAAGCCCCAGTTCGGGTCTTTGTTCAGCGAGTCAAAGTAGCTGTCTGTGCTCGAGTAAATCAAGCCAGACGAAAATCCTTTCGTGATGCCATCCATCACATCCTTGCCGGAAATAACGGCATTCACACCACCAATGATGGCGCTGTTTAAGCTGGCTGTTGCGGCTTTGGAGACTGAGGAGGCAACATCCAACGGAAGATCAAAATTCTCCGCCATGGATGACGTGAAATCAGCGCCGACTTCTTTGGTGAACTCACCAATCGTCTTGCCAATTTCAGTGCCCTGCATGAATGAGCTAGATGCATAAGACACAGCGGCAGACTTGGCGATGTCCTCGAGACCTCCACCCTTGGAGGCGGTGATAACCGCCGCAGTCACATAGGGCGGGATACCAATGAACGACCCACCGATCTGCAACAGAGTCGGCAGGGGGTCATCCAAAATGGCAGTGATGGTGTTTCCAATCGACTCAAGACCATCACCAACGGCCTCCAAGACGTCACCGGCCAAGTCGCCGACGGCCTCAAAAACGTCACCGATTGTGTCCAATGCACTTGAGAAAAAATCGCCAACAGCGTCAAAAAAACCGCTCATTTTTTGGCCCGATCTGTTGTGATTGCAAAGACGCCAGTTTTCGCGTCGAACTTGTGCTTGATATTCAAGCCCTGACCACGACGAAGAGCCGCCTTCAAGGCACGAATAACTGTCTCGTTTGCATGCGCCAAAAGCACATCAAAGCCCATCTTGCGGGCCGACATGAAGAGGTCAACGAGGTTGTTGATGTAATTGGGTGCAATGTCTGCGTTGTAGCCCACCACAAAGCCAACGCGGCCCGGGAAGGCCGCAATGGTGAAGAGTGTGTTGCCTGCGCGGATTCTGATCAACGCTGGGTTGCTGTACTGCTTGATCATCACCGTGTAAAGCATGCGCTCAGGTGACACCCCAGCCTTCTTGGCCGCAGGCGCAAAGCGCTCGAGGTTGGCTTTGTCCTCGTGCGCGGCCACCGCAAATATGTCCTGCGGTTTGAGCATGTGCTCCCGGCTGTCGACCGGGTACACCTTGGGGTTGTCTTTTTCACTCATGCGGGCTCCGGGTTGACTGCGGCCATCATCGCCGCCGCCCAGTCATACCAATTTTCAAACTCCTCAGGGCGCGGCGTTCCCTCCTTGGAGAAGAAACCCACGTTGAAGAGGCCATCACCCCACTCGCGCCAATCGGTGCGGTCGTCGGGGATGGAAAGTTGTTGCTCGGCGTAGTGCTCGCACATGAGGCAAGCCCACGACACAAATGTGTGGAAGCGAGGATCGTAAACGAGGTTGTTTGCCATCAGTAACCCCTCACGTCGCCGATGTCGCCACTCAGGAGCAGTCGGCCCAACTGATAGTTGCCACCAGCCTCATCAGAAACGCACTTGATCCGCAGTTCTCGGCGTTGTTCCTTCATGTCGATCTTGTTGGTGTTCGAGTCGAACTCGTAGGCCTGAGACACCTGATCCTCGGACTGGGCGTAAGGCCTACCGGTGATGTACATCTTCATGGTGCCCGTCATGATGAAGTCAGGCTCCACGCGCTCGAGGCGCAACCACTTGTTGACACCCTCCATGGCGGGCTGAGACGGGCCACCGGAGACCCAACCGAGGTCGTTGGTCTCGAAGTAAGACTCGATGGAGGCCACGTTCTGGCCGTTGATCGCATCGGTGCCGTACTCGTGCTGGTAGATCAAGATGCGATTGGGCGGCGTGGAGAACGTCAGGCTGGCAGATCCGGTGCCGGTGGCGGCGTTGGACATCTCGATGGCCTGAGCATAGAGGGCGGTGACCGGAATGGAGAAACCTGAGCCACCGCCCCCGCCCAAACTCGCATCGGTCGCACTGAGCACGTCGCCGACCTGATAACCAGCGCCACGAGCCGTCAAAGTCACGGTGGCTACCTGACCCCCAACCACGGCGATTGTGGCCCGTGCGTTGGCCCCTGAGCCGCCTGTGAGGGCCACGTTGGTGTAGACCCCATTGGTGTAGCCAGAACCCGGGGTAATCGTGCCCAAGGTCTTGATGTTCGAACTGGTGATGGCGATCACCCGGGTGCCGGTTGGGATGTTGGAGCCGGAAACCACCTGACGCAGGGCGACCTGCGCGTTGTAGGTGTCGAGGTACAGGAATGGGCTCCCGCTCACCTCGTTGAAGGTGGCCGTGAAAATGACTTCGACCGGAAGGGTTTGCCAGTCAGCCTCGACGGGGTAGGCAAACACCTGCGAGAAGTACCCGGCGGAGCGACGAGCGCCAAGCGCCTGACCGGCGTCATACCAAGTGTTCTCACGCACGTTGTAGACGATGGCGTCGTTGCACTCTGTACTGTCACCGCGGGGGTAGAACCACCAGATCTCGCCGAAGCGAGGCACCTTCGTCGCCCAAACCTTCTGCCGCTGGCTGTAGTTCAGATTGTCGAAGAAGTAGTTCTGGTTCATGTCGTTCGGGATCTCTTTGACCGTGCCGTTGTAGAGCAGGAAGCGATCCGTACCGCACCAGTAGAAGATGCCGTCGTACTCGATGGCCGACTGGCTCGACAGGATGGAGGTTTGCGACGAGATGATGTCGTAGCGCCAGTACTGGGGAGGGGTACCAGTGCCGCCAATGAAGGACACGCGCACAAGACTGTCGAGGCTCCAAAACAACCCAGAAGGCGAGTTTGAGCCACCCCTGACGGGTAGGCCTTGGACGATCTTGCCGGTGGCCACGTTGGTCTCATTGGCGTCCGCAGAGACCCAGTCGTTGGTGTTGCCTGCCGAGCAGTTTTTGATCAGACCGTCGTTGCCGTATACGAAGAGGTACGGGTGCAGGGAGACCAGACCACCGGAGACCGACACGTTGTTGTTGAAGGTGGCCGTCACCGTGGCCGAGGCCGTGGCGGTGTTGGACATGACCACGGTTGTCGTGCTGACTGACACCACAGTGGTGTTGGCCGGGATGCCTGCGCCGGTGATGGTCTGGCCAGCGCCGATCAGCGGATTTGCCGCCGCCAGCGTGATGGTGGCCGACAGGTTCGTGGTGGTCACGCTGTCCGTGAACACGCCGATCTGGCTCATCGTGGTGCCAGTGATGTCACCGATCAGCACCGGGGTGTTGTTGTCGTTGTCGATGGCGGCGAGGTTCTGGCCGGGGTGGGCCACGATGCTCTGGATGCCAGAGCCGCTCACGTCGTAAAAGCCATCGAACTGCCAGAGGTTGTTGACGCTCGGGGTGAAATTGCTCAGGGTGAAGTCACCCACACCAGCACCGACGCCGTTGTCGTCAATTGTGAGCACTTGCAGGCCATCGGAGTAGCCCGAGAAGATCGAGGTGAAGGCGTTCTGGCTATTAAGCCAAATGCCCCGTGAGGGGCCAAGAAGCTGGTCGGAGATGACCCGGTACCCGCCCATCTTGCGAGGGCGTCCGCGCTGGAACCGAACCCAGCGGCCATCGCTGTAGAACTGCTTGTCGAAAACAGTGCCGTCGCGCTGGATGCCAGCTTTCGTGTCGAGTGCGAAGACCTTGGCAGTCATCAGAACAAGCCCCCTTGAATGCCATTGAGGAAGGTGCCAGTGCCATCGATTGTGAGGCCGGTGGCCGTCAAACCAAAGCGCTTGAGGCCAAGGATGGCGATGCCGAACTCACCAGACCCCGGGCGGTACACACCGGTGGAGGTCTCAGAGGCAAAATTCAGCGAGGGTGCGCCAGCGGTGCCGTCCACCAGAGATACGTTCACCGCGCCAGCGGCAATCGTGGAGGCGTTGAGCAGGTTGACCGAGTCGCACAGCAAGATCACCTGCTGGCCAGCCGGAACGGTGGCTGTGGCCCCGCCAGCGGCGGTGGTCGTGAAGGTGATCTGGTAGCCAGCGCCCGTGCCGTCGGTCTGGTTGGTGATGTAGTAGACCTGAATGGTCTGGGGAAGCTCCACCGTGACGTTGCCCGTCAGGGTTCCGGTGTACTTCTGCACCGTGTTTGCCGCTTCTGCGGAGGTAAGGGTGTAGGTGCCCGTCTCCACCGCCTTGGTCAACTGGGTGAAGTTGAACTGGGTGCTCTTACCCAGACCCACGGTGAAGAAGGCAGAGCCGGAACAACAGATCGTGCAGGAGTCAGCCGGTTGCAAGGCAATCGAGGCCGCGCCGTTGATGAACTCACCACCCGGAGGGCTGACCGTCAAGGTGCCAGTGCCGCCATTCCGCACGAGAATGAACCAGTCGTCGCCCAAAGTGACCGAGGATGTCAGCGTGAGGGTTCCAGAGCCACCAGTCCAGACGTAGGCGCTGGCGCGATCAGAGGTCAGCGCGGTGTAGTTGGACGAGAAGGTGTGGACGCCGTAGGCCGCATTCAGGGTGCTGGCCAAAGCCTTCAGACCGTACCCGGCGAGCACAGACGCATCAGCGTTACTGGTGCCCACGCCAAATGCGATCAGGCCCCATGTGCCCGCCGTGGTGGCGTTGGTGGTGATGTAGATGTACTTGCACTCACCCGCCGCGATGGTGCTGATCGTGTTGCCGTCGTAATCAGCCAGCGTGAAAGTGTTCGCACCGGTGTTGCGTACCAGCGCATCTTCACCAACAGAGGCCTGATTGGCCGGAGGCATCCGCAGGGTCAGGCCTGCAGACGACGCCGTCACGTTCATGATCCGGGCGGAGTAGTTGTCGGTCGCGTTGCCGTTAATGGGCCACGACAGCGTGGTGTTGGCAGAAAGAGTAATCGCACGGAACGAGACGTCCGTGGGTTGGATTACGTTTCCGGTGAATGGTGAATTGAAGCTCATGAATCCCTCACAATTGCTTGACGGTCACCCACCCGTGCGATGTCCTCGTCCTTGAGGACAGACATGATCTGGGTGTACTGCTGTTGCCACATCGGGATGCGTTCGTCGTTCTTGAGGAACGGCATGGCCTGCAACAAGGAGCCATACAGAAGCGCTTGTGGGGCGTACTGGGTGAACCAGTTGGATTGGTTGCTCGAGTCAAGCGGTTGCAGGCGCTCGTAGTAGAGCACCTCGAAGGCATAGTCGTCATCCGGTGTCGGGGCGACCAGCCAGTGCGTGTAATCGTAATCGCAGTAGTACTTGGGCACGTCTTCCTGATCCGCGTCGGGCCAGTACTCGCGCAGGTATTCGTACTTGCGAAGCAAAACGGGCTGGCGCTTGCCAGCCACGATGATGTTCATGGAGACCGTCTTGCGCCAGCGGGCTGGCTTATCGATGACCGGCTCGCCTTGCACCATGTTGCTGGTGACCACCGTCAGGTTGCCGAGGAACTTCAGTTCGGCGGCGATCACCTGCTCGGCGAGCATGATGAACTGTGGGATTTTCTCGAGCGTCGCCGTGTCTGTACGCTCGAGGTAACTCGAAATATCCTCGACCAGCGAGTCGTAGGTCATTACAGCGGCGACAGTCATTACCAGTTCCCCTTTTTGGCCTTTGCGCCATGCAAATTGGCAACCAAGGAAGGGTATGTCGTGCCAGACCTTTTTGCGAAAGCCTTTGCGGCTTTCTTTTGGTTGGGGCTTAACTCCTTCGGCTCACCAAGATTTTTTGGACGCCGCTTTTCCCAAACAGCTTTTGTTGACATTTTAGGCTCCATGGCATATTAAAACAAGGCACACTCCGCCTTTCGGCGAGCCACCAGACCGGGCAACACCCGGCCACCACCACGCACCCAGAGCATCAA